AGAAGGACCGTCGGGATGACCCAACTCACCAAGCGCACGGTTAGTACTAACGTACTGCTCGTTATAACGCTTAACTTCCTTCTCCATGATACCACGGCCGTAAATACGACCGTTTCTATTTTGTTGTTCTGTCTGAATAAAAGGGCCAGTGATAAAGAATTTCTTTAGGCCTTCTTTTTCTTCAACTATACATTGAACATCATCGTTAAGTTCTGTAATTAACTTCATGTTAGTCCTTAGGTGAATGCAATCGGAGTTGCAGTTACCAAGCTAGTTAAAGAAGAAGCAATTTTTGCATCAGTTGGTTTTTGCAAGAAGATGTATGAAGAAGCAAGTATGGTTGTCGTAGTGTTTGAGCCAGATGCTGGAACAACTGTAAGTACTGATGTAGTTGTAGTATTGGCATTTGTAATCTTTACAACAGCAGCAGAAGATACTAAGTTAGCAGTACCATTAAGTGTAATCTCTACACCAGCAAGTTTAATAATATCAGCCATTATTCTTCCAATGCCTTGTTAAGTTCTTCTAAGAAGGAATCAAGCTCACCAGCTTCAACAACAGAAACAAACGTTTGTGCTTCGTCTTCATCTAGATCATTGTAAATCTGTTCGATCAAATCAAGTTCTTCATCAGTCATTTGTTCTGTGTGTTCTTTGATGAAAGATTTAAAGTCATCAGCATGGAAGTCTTCTTTCTTCAATATGGACTTAGCAATCTTATGACCTTTGACAATGGTAGACTTTTCAAGAGGAGGTGTGTCGCCAGTTGTCTTCATTGCAGACTTAGTACCAATAGCATATGCCATTGAGGTGTTCATCTCTTTAGTCATAACCATTTTCTTGGCACGAACTTTTCTAACTGAACCATCAGGCTCAATAACTTCTTTATAGTCAGCAGAGTATTCTACGTCTTCTTTTGAACCTTCGTTAATGAAGTCAGCAAACATCATCACAGCTTCATGAACTTTTTCATCCTCACCTGTCTCATAACCATGACGTTCTTTTTTACGTTCTGCTTTTTTTATTTTAGCGGCTTGAAAAACATCATCTCCATTACCATTAGCATCAGTCGTCTTCACAATGGCGTGTTTTTGAACAAAGGCTTTACCATCCTTTGTTTCAGGTCCATATACTTCAAGTATTTGTTTCAGAGTCTTCATCTGAGGTTACCTCGGTTTCTTGTTGTTCTTCTTCAGGCTCTTCTTTAGGAGCCAAATAACTTTTTGCTAACTCTGCTTTATATCCAGTAACGATATCAGTCACCTTTTGCTGCATTTGCGCATTAAACGAGTTAACAAACTCATTAGGTTTTTGATCCACTACAAAATTTATCATATCTACAGAATAGTCAGGCATATTAATCTCCAATTATTTATCAAGTTTGTTCACTGGGGTTCTGATCACTCGAACCACCACCAAAAGGTGCGCCACCTTCTGGAGGTCCACCAGCTTGTTGATCAGCTATGGATTGGTATTGAGGTATAGATTCTTCTTCAGCAATCTGTTCATCCATCTCTACAATATCCTCTTCAGTTTGCATAAGGATGTTCTGTCTGACCCATGTATGAGAATAGTATTTACCAATGGTAGGTTGCATTTGCATCAGCAACGTTGCTCTACCTTGCAGGATAGTATTGTTCTTCTGTTCAGCAAAGTGGTTATCTCTAGCGTATTGAAAAGTAATAGCAGCAGATATTTCCTTCCACTCATCAGTAGTTATGATCCCTTTAAGAATACATTGCTTCTCTAAAGCCTTGATAAACAGCTGATTGAATCTTGTTCTCAAACGATCCACAAACTTAGAGAACTTAATCTCGTCTCTTGAGATCTCACCATTGTTACCTAAGTTAAAATTGCTTTCATTACTTAGTCTAGTCTCAGGAATGATTAATGATCTGTACAACTTCTTTTGGAAGTATTCCACATCAGCCATCTCACCTAAGTTCTGGCCTGCCGGCAATGTAGTGATCTCTGTTCCACGATTACCTTCTCTACGAGGCAACCAATAATCTTCAAGCATCGTCATGAACTTGCGATCGTCTCTGATCTCACCAGTAGCTGAATCATAAACCAGCTTGTTCTTATGACGAACCATCATGTCACGAAGATATTGCTCAGCCTTCATCTTTGGAAGGTTACCAACGTCAATGTAAAAGATTCTACGTTCTGGAGCTCTTGAAATTCTATAGATTACAACAGCATCTTCCAAAGCTCTCAGTTGATTGAGAGGCTTAATTGCTTTGTGCAAATAAGATAAGACAAGTGTCGAGTTTGTATCCATCAAACCAGATGTGCAATGAATGATTGAATCTTTAGCAATCTTTAAGCCAGTTGCACCAGCAGTTTGGGATAATGAATTATTAATAGAAGCAAAACCTTTATCATTGTAGATAAAGTATTCGTTCTGTGTTTTTGTAATATCCGCTTTTGAAGTCGGATCTTTTTTCTTCTTAACTTCTCTGACCTTACGCATCTTGCGTGGGTCAATGTTTCTTAATTCTTTGATCCCTGCTCTAGGATCCGATTCATCAATAACAGCATGGAAGTAAATTCTACCATCCACGTACCACAACTTGAATAAGTCATAGCTTTGTGTATTGAATTTAAGCAAATTTAAAATAGTGGCGAACTCTTCAGTAATCATCTTCTTGATGTTAGCTGAAAGCTTAACTTCGCCTAGATCGATCTCAACAGGCTTAGTGCCCTTCTCAATCACAATTGCTTCATTAACAATATCGTCAACAGCAGCATCAACTTCGGGATGTTGCAGCATATCTCTGTATTTGGTAACTAACTCTGCTTCGGTCCTTGCTGCACCTTCAAGGTCAACATAAGTTCCGTAAGCTCCACCAGAAGCAACAACGAGAGCACCATCATCTTCTTGCTTTGGTGCGAACGTTTGTAAGTTTTCGTCTTCTTGTTTAGTTGTCTGACCTTTTTTACGGATCTCAAACCCAAATAGTTCTGCCATTTTTACTCCATAGTGGGAGAGGGGCCATACGGCCCCTCAACCTTATATATTAGACGCCACCAGCGTTGCCGGTGATGCCTCCACTAACTTCCCAATAGTCATATTGGAATGTCACAGTGAATTCTTCAATCGCATCAGTTGTTTCCCATGACATCTCAATAGGAGAGATCTCTGAAGGAAAAATTCCATTAAATTTATAAACTCTGATTGGTGCACCAGTTTTTGAAAACTGGGTCACTTCAGCAGTTGATTTATATAGTAGTGGGCTAGCTGCTCCAAAACCTCTCAAGTTGCCTTGAAGGGAGTTGATCTCGTTAGACCATTGTTCCACTGCATTTCTGATTAGGAAGTCTTCGTCATTAATGACGGTAACTGTCCAGTCTGCAAACACACGATCACCAGCAAGTCTAACTTTACGGCCGAAGTAAGGAACTTCGATAACACCCAAAGTAGATGAAGGAATCTGTGCTGCCTTGACCATGAAAGGTAATTTCAGATCTGCAATACCGTTGGCAGGGTTAGTAAACTGAACTTGGAAGAGAGCAGCGCGCGCTCCTCCAAGGGTTAACTGACTTCTGATTTCATTGACATTAAAAGCCATGTTTGTTCTCCTCTTTTATATTTATCGATTAAAATTGACCGACAACTTCAGAGAACTCAACGCCCGTTCTAACGGCTACGAAATTCAACTGGATGTAGTTAATGGACTTAGCTGGCTTGATGTAGATGTCTCCAACAAACTCGTTTCTGTCAATAACTTCGCCAGTGTTGTTTGTGGTATCACATACAACCTTGAAATCATAAATGCCGCGACGACCTTGAACGTCACGCAAGAACGGCTCAACTAAGTTACGGAATTGAGCTCTTGTGAAGTCATCGTTGAACTCAAACAGTGTGAACTTAGCAGCAGTTGCAATTGCTTTTTCCAAAACAATAAACAATCTACGTACGTTGATTCTATCAAAAGCACTTGGCTTAGACAACAGGGTCTTGTCACCAAACAAAACAGTACCTTGACCAGGGAATGTAACAACTGGATTGACACCAGATTTGTACAGCTCATCACGATATGCTTTTGCTGGGTTGTAAGCAAGTTTAACAAGGTTCTTGATCTGACCGCGGTTGAAACCGGCAGGTGAGAACCAAGGATCTCTTTGATCATCAGTGCGAACACATAGACCAGCAACATCACCGTTCAATGGAATGTAACGGTAGATATCGTTATACTTGTCGTATTGATATTTGTAACCAGAATCCAAAACTGCGTAAGAAGTACTTCTCATACT